AATATGCTGTTGTGGTGGAATAGGTAGACACGCGGGACTTAAAATCCCGTGACCCGAAAAGGTCGTGCCGGTTCGATCCCGGCCAGCAGTACTAGGAGACTCACGTAGTTCGTTCTTTAATTTATTGAATTACCAATGTTCGGGATGTAGCGCAGTCCGGTAGCGCATCTGGTTTGGGACCAGAGGGTCCGAGGTTCGAATCCTCGTATCCCGACAAAAATAAGCCACAATAGCTCAGTTGGTAGAGCTTCTGATTTGTAATCAGATGGTCGGCGGTTCGAGTCCGTCTTGTGGCTCACAGGAGAGATGGCAGAGCGGTCGAATGCGCCAGTCTTGAAAACTGATGACTGTAACAGGTCCGGGGGTTCGAATCCCTCTCTCTCCGCGCCACTGAAGACAGAAAAAGATATGTTTAGGTTCCCATGCAAAGCGACCCACCTAAGCATAAAAAAACCCGAGTGAAAGCTCGGGTTTCTTTTTTGTATATTATAGTTTAAGGAGCTAACCAGTTATATGATTGCCATCCTGCGGTATCTATTCTAGTTTGACACTCAGAGACAGTAGTACATCCTGCTGGATTAATAGCTTCATAGGTACCAGGATCAACAGGATTGCCAGATGTGCTATAATTTTTTAATATATAATCACATATGTTTATAAAAGCAGCATCATTTTTTTGAGGAGCACCTGTTAATGGATTAACTGATTGCCAAAATTGAGGAGCATCTAAACCACTCCATGGGCTAGAAGGAGATGGACTTGGATTAGGTAAAGCGATTATGTAAGCTGATGTATCATTTGGACTTGCACAGAATAAAGTATTAGTAGTACTTTGAGGTACTGTTTGATTCCAAGGTCCAGCTGCTAAAGCTCCTATACGGAAACTTCCTGTTCTGCTTGTATTTACTGGTTCTGATCCTCCATTATAGTTTGGAGCGTAAGTAATTGCGTATTGAGCCATAGTTAATATTTTATTATACATATTTGGCTTTTTAAAGAAAGTAATTTATATTAATAACATGATCTCATAGCTCAATTGGATAGAGCAGCTGCCTTCTAAGCAGCAGGTTACAGGTTCGACCCCTGTTGGGATCACAAAGGAGTTCTTTGACATATTAAAAAGAAAGGAAAAAATTATGGAAATTATTTTAGCTTTTGGTTTAGGTATTATGTTGGTCAGTACAATCGTATTGGTTTATGTGGTACTTAAGTCAGCAAAACAAGTTAGTAAATGCGTAGAACAAATACGTGAAGTTGAACGAAGTATTGATAATCTTCAAAGAGATCTAAATGATAGAGAATATGACTTTCATAGAAACATTGATGATGTAAATCGTAAAATAGATTCTCGAGTAGATAAATTAAATGATGTTTTATTTAAGGAATTAGATGAAATAAATCGCAAAGTAGACTTTTTAAAGAAATCACTTGGAAAGGAATACTTTTAATTAAATTAAGTTAAACCCGTTAATGAACTCCTTTATTTAGGACCTTTAGCTCAGTTGGTCAGAGCAGCGCACTCATAATGCGAAGGTCATAGGTTCAAGCCCTATAAGGTCCACCGCAGTCAGATGTTGTAGCTATGGCAAGGGGATTTGTGAGTGAAATCACAGATCCCCCTTTCTTTTTATATTTATTATCACATTAAAATTATTAATTATGAAAAAAGCATTAGATTTTATTAAAAAAATTTACCTAGTTTGCAAAACCTGGGTCGTAAAAAATGGTGTTGAGGGTATAGCTGGTTTAATCGCCGGTTTATTCTTATGGGCTTTTGGTTATAAGATTTGGGCTGGATTCTCATTTGGAGTATTTGCTACTCGTAACTGGGATATCTTTAAAGCATGGGTTAAATCTTTAATCAAAAAATAATATCAAAAAAATGAGTAAATGTAATTGTATAATATGCGGGTGCAGTACATCATGTAGCTGCCCTTGCTGTGCTTGTTAAATTAAAAAATAAACTATGAACTTTTTAAAAGCCATGTTTGCTAATAACGAAGGTACCTCGCACAAACGTGTGCTTGGTACCATTGGTTTCATTTCATTAGTAATATTTTTATTTACGTGTAAAGAAACTCATAAAGAAGAGGCAATCGCAGCTGTAGAATATTTAACAATAGCAACTGTATTTGGTACTGTTGTTGAAAAATTTGTTCCAAAATCTAAAAACGAAGAATAATGTTACTCAAATTAGGTTTACAAGGTAAAGAAGTTAAGGAACTTCAAGAATTTTTAGGAATTAGTGCTGATGGTGATTTTGGCCCAAAAACAGAAGCCGCTGTTAAAAAATGGCAATTAGCAAATGGTTTAATAGTTGATGGTATTGTAGGTCCTAAAACTTGGGATGCTATGGGATTAGCCACTACAGATGCTTCTGAGAAAGTTTATACTACAGATAATGGTTTAGTAATTAATAGACACTTTTTACCTGTAGGTGAATATAAACAAGGTCCTATTAAAGCTGAATGGGTATTCTTACACCACACAGCAGGTTGGCATAATCCATACCAAACAATTGATAATTGGGGTAAGGATACTAGAGGTGCTATTGCTACTGAATTTGTATTAGGTGGTCCTTCAATTAAAGGAAATGATGACAAATACGATGGAGAAATGGTTCAAGCATTTCCCCAAGGAAATTATGGTTGGCATTTAGGAGCAAATGGCTCCCAAAAAATGCATATAAATTCAGTTGGTATTGAAGTATGTAACTTTGGATATGTTGTTAACGGAAAAGCATACCAAGGAACCCCAGTTGTTGAATCCCAAACAGTAACACTAGCTAAAGAGTTTAGAGGACATAAAATTTGGCATCGTTACTCAGATGCTCAAATTGAAGCTTTACATAAGTGGATTTTATGGATTGCCGAAAGAGACAATATTGATGTAAGAGCAGGTTTACCTGATTTGGTTAAAGAAAAAGGTGCTGAAGCATTCGAATGGAATGCTGATGCTTACTATGGTAAAGTAAAAGGTTTGTGGACACATACTAATACTAGAAAAGACAAAGTTGATATGTTTCCTCAACCAGAACTTATTGATATGTTACTTGGTCTATAACCTCCTAAAATAACTTTTCGTACAATTTATCGACCCTCGTAGGGTAGTTTAATATAGGCGCTATATAACTTTTTTATGGCGCCTATATGTATGGATATATGGACATAAATAAGATATTTAACTTATTTGACTCCGGTTCTGAAAATAAAATAAAAGAAGATACACAAATTGTATTTGTTGATTTTAAAGAACATCCTGCTTACTGGTTAGGCATGTTTAAAAAATTAATACAAAATCATAAGCTATTTAAAAGGAAAATAGTTTCATTCCTAGAAAAGTCAGACCCAGAATTAGAATTAGGAGATTTAGACCTGGTAGGTGATGATCTTGCTTATGAAAGAGCTTGGTACTATGCTTCAAAATTTGATCCTAACTTGGATACTCATAAAGAATCAATTAATTTCATATTAGATACTACTCTAGAAAAATCTTTAAAAGAGACTATTTCATACTTTCAGGAAAAAGAAGAATATGAAAAATGCGCTCATTTGAAGAAAATTTTAGATGAAGTAAAGAAAATTCAAGGATAATTTGGCCTCCAAAAAAGTTTTTATTATTATTCGATATGTGGGGTTTTGAGACTGAGGAAAGATGGATGAGAGACAGGGGATAAGATGGGGGATGAATAAGGGGGACAAATGATAGACATATATGAAAAATAGGAATATTATAATGAGACGTTTGGAGAAAGCTGAGGGACAGATTGAGAAACTGTATTTCTTCCTCCAACGTGGTGGTAGTCAAGAAGATGTAAAGGAAGTATTAGTTACTTTACGTGAAGCTATTGATGACGCTAAAGTTTTTTTAAATCAAGAACCATTAGGATCAAATGAAATTAACAGCTGAGGAAATACAAAGTAACTGGATGCAGTTACTAGGTTTTATTGAAGATCATATCTCTGAACCTCGTAAAACTAAATTAATTGAATTTTATGAAAAGTATGCTGAAAGAATTATGCTTATGCCTGCTGCTCATAAAAAAGAATATCATAATGCCTTCCCAGGAGGTTATGTAGAACATGTTAATAGAGTTATCACTTGTGCTCTTCATCTTCATGACTTATGGGCTCAAATGGGAGCTGATATTAGTACTTATACTAAAGAAGAACTTGTATTCTCTGCCCTTAATCATGACTTAGGTAAATTAGGAGATGAAAATCATGACTCTTATATCCCCCAGACTGATAATTGGAGACGAGAAAAATTAGGGGAAGATTATAAATTTAATGATGCTTTAGCATTTGCTTCTGTTCCTGATAGAGGTCTTTATTTACTTCAGTCTCATGATATTAAATATACTTTCAATGAAATGGTAGCTATTCAGACCCATGATGGTTTATATGATAAAGCTAATGAAAAATATTTAATGACATATATGCCAGAGACTAAACCCAGAACATCTTTACCTTACATTGTTCATCAGGCTGATTTAATGGCTGCTCGTATTGAATTTGAACGTGAATGGTTACCTAAATTGCAAGGTAACTTGGATACCTCAAAGAAATCATTTACATTGGAGACTAATAAAAAATCACAACCTGCAACATCAGGTACTAAGTCTAAAGCTTTAAGTAATTTAAAAAGTGAAGGACTTAAAAATATGTTAGATAGTTTATGATATTAATAATTACAATTCTTTCAATAATGGTCGTGGTCTTAGGATACACGACCTTTAACCTTCTTAAAAAAAATGAAAGACAAGAAGACATTCTTGCTTCTTATTTAACTTACCTAAATAAAATTTCAGATATTATTGATATATCTGATAAAAAGTTAAAAGAAGTTGATGATAAAGGGTTATTTGAAGCTGATGATGAAATTGGTTGGTTTTTTGGACAAGTAAAAATGATTCAAGATGTTTTGAATCAATTTAAAATCAAAAACTTATGACCCTTGTAATGGCTAAAAAGAAAAAAGGAGTACAATACTTTACCCAAGACACAGAAGACGCAATTGTAGCTTACAATAATGCTACTACTTTTGAAGAAAAAAACAAAATTTATCATGAGCGTATCCATTATGCTTTTTTTAAATTAACAGAAAATATTATTCATACTTTTAAATTCTATTATACAGAAGTAGATAATATTGAAGACTTACAATTTGAATGTATTTCATTTCTTTTAAGCAAAATCCATTTATTTAATCCTGATAAGGGAGCTAAAGCTTATTCTTATTTTGGTACTATTGTAAAACGTTATTTAATTCTTTCAAACCAGAAAAATTATAAAAAACGAATTGAAACCGCCCCTGTGTCTGTAATTGAAGAAGATGAAACACATTCTTACTCAATAGATGATTCACCTCAAATAGAAAAACTTTCAGACTTTATAGACATTTATACAGCTTATTGTACAAAACATATTTTTGAATTATTTCCAAAAGGTGAAGATGCTCAAATAGCAGACGCCATCTTAGAATTATTTAGAAAAAGAGAAGATATAGATATTTTTAATAAAAAAGCACTTTACATTTATATCCGTGAAATGGTTGATGCTAAAACTCCTAAAATAACTAAAATAGCTAATCAACTTTATGATATTTTTAAAGAAGAATATGTATTTTATCTAGAACACGGATATACAAGGTTTTGATTTCAATATTTATAATCAAAACTTATGAGTGGATTAGATTCTAAAATATTTAAAAATAAAAAATTCTCTGACATTTTAGAAGAAATTTATGAGAATCAAAAGAAAAAAGAAGCTCAAATTTCTGCCTTAATTGGAGAATTAAAACCCCTTATTAATGACATTGGAGATGCTACTTTAGTAGTACCTTTAATTAAAGAATATATGGAAATTGGAGTCAAAAATGATGAACAACTCATCAAAATGGCCACCATTGTTCAGCGTGCTTTACAAGTACAAGCCCAAAACGGATCTAATGAATTAGCTTTCTCAGATGAAGAAAAAGCTCAATTATTTGATTTAGCTAAAAATGTTGGAGAGAAAAAATAATGTCTGATGGATTTAGTAATATATTCGGTAGAATAAACCCTGTAGGAGGTAATAGAAAATCTACTGCTGGTTCTCCTATATTTACCGCCCGAGTCAATAGTATTATTTTATGTTCTGAAGATGAAGGATATGATGAAAATGGACAAGACGCTTCTATTGGTTTTATATTCTTTAGTAACCCAACATCAAATTCTCCTTCACAAAAAAACTTAGCTAGACCTTTATTTCCTTTTCAAAAATATTACCCATTAATTAATGAGTTAGTATATTTAATAGGTTTACCATCAACAGATATAAATGATAAACCTGCTGCTTTAACTTATTATTATTTTGCTCCTATTAATGTTTGGGGTAGTAATCATCATAACGCTATCCCTGATGAAATTTTTACAGACCAATCTCCAGACTATCAAAAACAAGATTATGTTACTGTAGGAAGTGGTGTAGCAAGACATGTAACAGATGGTAGTACAGAAATTGATTTAGGATATACTTTTCAAGAAAGATTAGACCTTAGAACACTCCAACCTTATGAAGGTGATTATATTCTAGAAGGTAGATGGGGCAATAGTATTAGATTTGGTTCTACAGTTCTTAATGGTATACCATCAAATAATTGGTCTGATTCTGGTGTTAATGGAGATCCTATTACTATTATAAGAAATGGTCAATACAAACAAGAAGGAGTTGACCCATGGGTTCCAATTGTAGAAGATATTAATCAAGATTCAGGTTCTATTTACCTAACATCAACTCAAAAAATTAGTATAACCCCACCTACAGTGTCTTATAACAGCTACTCTACTCAGCCAACCGCAATTAATGAGTATGTAGAGCCTCAAGTTATAATAAACTCAGGTAGGTTAGTATTTAATTCTTTTCAAGACCATGTCTTATTATCTTCTAAAAAATCAGTTGGATTAAACGCTGTAGAAAGTGTTAATATTGACACACCTAAAACTGTAATACAATCAAAAGAAGTTTATTTAGGAGGTAAAGAAGCAACTGAACCTGTTTTGAAAGGAGACGCTACAATAGCTGAACTTTCAGACTTAGTTCAAGAATTAATTTCTTTAGGATTAGCTATGCAATTTGTTGTTCACCCTGCTTTTGCTCCTGTGACAACTATTTTACCTGATTTTATAATTAAATTAAACCAAATTAACG